TGGTGTTAGCAAAATAATTTCAGAGGCTGCTGCATCCACTACTTGAGCAGTTGTCCCCGCAATCCGACTGTATACGTATTGATAATCCGACACGCCTGAGTCATAAGAAGAACCATTGTCCGTGCTTGTTCTTATAGCGAGTGTTGCGCTATCAGTTGCAGGAGCAACATTAGTCATAACCACTAGATACTTAGAGAACGCTGAACCTAAGCTTGTAAATGATATCGATGCAGAGCTTGAAGCAGTTGCGGAGCTTATAAATCTATAATCACGGCTTGCCGAGCTAGCATCAACGTAAGCTTTAATAGACTCATCACTTGCTACGGTTGTCGCGCTTGCAGACGCCATAGTGTCGTCATCATTGAAGCCATTGATTGTAGCTGTTCCGGTGTTGAAGCTAATACTGTCTGCGAATAAGGTTCCGTCGACATCTAGTTTAGCGCCTGGAGATGCAGAACCTATGCCGACATTGCCTGTACCGTTTGGGGCAATAAGAATATCGCCGTTCGTATCGGCAGACGAAATAGTGTTGCCGTCAAGACGAATGTTATCAACGTTTAATTGAGTGATATCGCTAACTATTGTCGGTATAGAAACAACGCCAGAGCCTTTCGTGCTAATCGTTAAACCCACGCTTTCGTCAGTTCCAGCCGTGCTAATAGCAGGTTTGTTAGAGGCTACATTGTTTTCAATGGTCATGTAGTTCGTGGCGCCAGCGCCGTTTGTGGCGTAAGAGATTAAATAATTTCCGTTGCCGTCTTTAATTCCTGTGCCCGGAAACTCAAAGCGATAATTTCCGCCACTTCTAAGCCCTACAACCTCATCACCAACTTGAATTTCATTGCCGTCAGTAAAGGCACTCCATTTTACAGTCGTTGTCATTTTTTTATCCTTTTTAAATAACGCCAGGGCGGGAATCTAAAGTGTAATGAAGTTTTATAAATGGTATTGAGTCATCTAGGCTGCCAGGTGATAACCCATTTTCGGCGGAGTAATAGAGAATATCTTTACCTTTTTGTATTTTTGTAAAATGTGCGGCTGTAACTGGACTGGTAATTGCCACTATAAAAACATAATTTGCAGCACTTGCTACAGTAATACCTTTTATAAGATAAGTGTAAACGCTATTTTCCGCGCCGGTTGTTGGGTTATAAACTCTAAGTACCGGAGACGACCATTTAGTGCATTTATAGTCAAAAGTTACCGTATTAAAAAAATACGTAAAAGTGCCCCCAGGTTTAACCATGGTTTGCTGGATATTTAATGCATTTGTTTCGGTAACGGCTCCGATCGCCGTGCCGACCTCATAACTACGCTCAAAATAATACTGACATCGACGTAACACCTCTGCTTTAGTTTCCGGCAATGGGCGATAAGATAAATCTCCAGGCACTAAATTAATACTGTTAACCGTGACAGCCGTTAAATCGGTGACGTATTTAAACGTTACAACACAAGCAATTTTATCAAGGTTAGTCATTTGGTCGCCGGTTAACTCCCAGCCGTTAAATGAATAATCATAATCAACGGTATTAAGCTCGGAATTAGTTGAAATAACGGATAATGTCGCCTGCGCAGTGTTTAAATTACTTCTTCCTATCTCAAACCAGCCCGCCGACGACGAGGTGCCCGTTAATGTCGCAATTCCCGTTATTGGCACATCGACAAGAGACAACGCCTCCGCCGTCACGGGGTTAACAGTGCTATTAGATAATATTGGAAAAGCAGCGGTTGTGGGAGCTGCAAATAAATAAACCTTCATTTCAACATTATCACCAACAGACGTTTTAAATGCACTTACATTAATTGATAATTTATTTCCTATAATGCGCTTGGCGTCGGCTCCCTCAATGTACTGCATTAGATAAAATGCGTCGGTTGTTGACGCTGTTGCTGATGTTGTCATCTGAAAGCCACCTGTCACGGCGTTTCTTGCTGCGTTAACATTGGCAGTCGTTCGACCGCATATTGTTTGATCCCAAATGTAAGCGCCTAAACCACTGGCCGAATCTTTATCAATAGTAACGGTATTGGTATGTGGTTGCGCAGGGTTTAAATTAAAATCCCATCCTGTCAGCATATTTTTTTGCTGAGCTTCTATAAGGCGCGGGGTATAGTAGTTAGACATAAAAGCTAATTCATGATTAGCGCTGCGCTGGTCATAAGGAATTGAGTTCGCTACAGGCTGCGCAGGTGTTGGCACAACTTGAACACTGGTAAATGCTGTTGTCGCTTGTGAAGGAAGAGAAACAATTATGTCTGTATACGCACTAACGCCAGACTCGGAATTATTAGACCCTGGTATTGTTTCGCCGCCAGGGTAGCCCACAAAATCAGCGGTGAGCGCAGTGCTTAAAATTTTAGTTGTAGCACTGCCTGACGATGGCACATAAAACATTTCGATTGAGCTGCTTGAGCCGCTTACTTTTTTAGCCACAATATAAGACGATAAAAAATCACCCGCCCATATTCCAGAGTTAGCTATTAATCGCTGTCTTAAATGGCAAGTAGTTACACCAGAGGGCACGTCTACTTGCATATAATAAGCTGGATTAGTTACTAAGTCAGCGGAACCCGCTACAGCTACACGAGAAACAGTCAACGTTCCTGAGCCAGTAACAATCAAATCCCAATCGGGGGCAATGGGGGTTACCTTGGCTGTTGCTCCGGAATACACAAACTCCGTTGAAGTTTCTTCGTCAAGAAAATATTCGGTAAACTGAGGGTTGGACAGCTCATTATTATAACTAAAAGTAGTCGCTGTTGGGTCATTGCTAGCAGTAAGATTGGGGATGGCTGAACGAGTCCATTGCGCCACACTTCCCGCACTCTCGCAAACAATGTAATAAAGATCAAGACCGCCGGAAGTGTCATACGGATAGCCGTATAATAAAATATTATTGCCGCCGCTGTCTTGAATCGTGCCCACGCTACTCAGTGTTACTTCATTGGTAACCGATGTATACGAATAATTCCCGTAAGTTCCAGTTAACTGAAAAACATCTTTTGCGGTGGCTCGACTACTGTCTTTATAAAATAAAATCTTACCGGCTGCTAATGGCAAGCCAGAATCCTTTGCTACAAAGTATTGATTTAAAGACGTTAAAGGTACATACCGTTCATCGAGACTCATTTGTTACTCCATTAATGCTTGCAATTTAAGCACGGTGCTTGTATAATGCTGTTAACTAATAAACCGGGTTATCTTATGATTATATGTGCACTATACGCTTTTGTTGCTTTTATTATTTATGTTAACGTTGGTTAATACACTACTACCTAAACGTTTCAGAACCTTTGTCTAAAGCCTTACCTAAGCCAGGAAGACCGAACTTGTACAATAATGGGACGCCAACTGCCGCCCCTGCTAATTTACCGGCTGGAGAATTAAGCGCTTTATTGCCCTTTAATCCAGGAAGGTTTTTTGCTGCACTTGACTCTAAAAACTTATCACTTTGATTTAATGATTTAAGCATTTTACTTGCTGAGTGCTTACCTTGCTCGTATTTATTAATAGATGGGTGCAAATAAGGCACGTAATCTTTGGCGTAGCTTTTAGTTAATCCACTATACTCTTTTAATAAATCAGGCTTGTTATTCTTCAATAAAAAGTCCTGCATTGTTCCTCTCATTCTTTTTTGTAATTCTTTAGTTAATTGTTCAGCTTTTTGTTTGGAGCTACTTATTTCTTTTCCTTGCGTCAACTTATTACTTCCTTGTGTCTGCAAGTATCTTGATAACTTTCCTAGGTCGCTTTGCACGTCATGAGCATTTTGAAAGCTTGGGCTTGCTTTAAAAGCATCTAAAGATTTAGTAAATTCCCTTGGAGCTGAAGTTTTTATTAATGCTAAATCGGCATTCATCCCCGCTTTATTTAATATGCCAGGAATTTTTAAATCTTTCTGGGCAATCCCTGCTTGCTCAATCTTGCCGAAAAGGTCGTTATAAGATTTTTTAAAACCTTCTTGAAGTGAATTCTTTTGATTAACAATTCGCTTACCTAAAGATGCCGGTGTTACACTTGAAATTGCAGGTAAAGCCCCTCCCAACAATGCGCCAGTTAGCCTACCGTTTCCATCTTCATCACCAGATTGACCAATTGCCGCGCCAGTAGCTGACCCAGCCAACGCACGCTTTAACATTGTTGGAGCGCCTAACGCAGCCTCAGCACCTTTGTACACTTTAGCGGCTGGAGCTACAGAGCCAAGAACCTCACCACCCATAAACGCTGCTTTTGATGTAGGGTCTTGTTTTCCATATTGCCCTAAATCAACCGAAGGAATAGACATGTCTTTACCCATTAACTTGCTTAAAACGGACATAGGGATATTACCAATACTTCTGCCTGTATCATAAGCGCCTTGCAGTACGCCACCGCCAATTTCAGGAAGCCTGGAGGATTGAACCGGCTCATTAATGTATTTTTGCGCGAAATTTGCCGTGCGATCTAACATACTTTCGGGTTTATCTTGCGATTGATTAGAGAGTGAGCCATTAAGCTCTTCAAGTAATGATGGGTCAGTAACTTTTATCATTTTTGGTACCACTCCCCATTGCTAAATACGTAAGTTTTGCCGTTTTTTGTATACTCTATTGGCGCATCCTGCTTGTTGTTTCTTTTCGATAATTCAGACTTTAATAGTTCGTTTTTTTGATCTTCTTTATATCTATTGTCATAGTCTTTTTTTATTTTTACTAAATCAGTTTCTTTTTTGGCTTTGTTTATTGCTGAAACTGGACTCATTCCATCTCTAACATACTCGGCGATTTTACTGTTTCTGTCCGATACTGCTTTAGCCATTACACTCATTGATTTAAGCTTACCAAGAAACACATCTGGAAAGTCTTCAACATTTGGCTTAATATTTTTTAACATGGTCATATCTCTAGCCGTGAACGCACCTTTAATTTTCCCAGCGGCGGACATCATAATATTACCCGAACCACTTTGTAGGCTACCAAGCAATTCTTTATCTGCTGCACTACCTGCCCAGTTTGCTAGAACGTTTTTAATTGGTCCTGTGACCTCTTTAAAATTTGGGTTGCTTGTTACTATATTTTGTATGTTATCTAGGTTTTCGATAGCGTCTTGAGCTTGTTCTGTTGCTTCAAGAGCATCTTTATATACACCAGAATCAACTTTAGCTATTTCTTTGCTGCGAGAAATATCTTCTGGCTGTCTACCAACATTAAACGATTGAATTTCAACTTTACCACTTGGGTATGTAGTTTGCTCAAATGCTTGTCCTGTTTCTGGATTAGTTTTGATTGTTTTCTTTACATCCCAACCCATTTTTTTAAATTGGTCTCTCATTTGAGGATTTTGGCTATATAACTGGTCAATTCTTTGCAGGCTAGGGTCGCCTTGATTTAGTACTTGTGTTCCATTTTGGCTTTGTTGCGGTTGTGTTTGTGCTTGTTGTTGCTGTTGTTGCATTTGTTGCATTTGCTGCATTTGCGGTTGTGCTTGTTGTTGCATTTGCGGTTGCTGCTGCATTTGCGGTTGCTGCTGTTGCGGTTGCTCTTGTTGTTGTTGTTGTTGTTGCTCTTGTTGTGGTTGCTGATCACCCATTGCGCCTTGGATCATTTTTTGAAACAATTTCATTCTTGCTGATTCTTGATTCATTTTGTTAGTCGTCGCCCCAGCTTGTCCGGCCTGAGCTTGCATTAGCGCTTGATGTATTCGGCTTTCGTCGGCTGCTTGTTGCGCCTTAGCTGGCATTTGGCCAATATTAAAACCCTCAGCAAAACGTTTAGGTAATTGCGCTAAACCATCTTGTTGTTGAGGCATATTTAAAAAATTTATAGGTTGAAAAGGCATAAGTTATAACATCCATTTTTTTACTAAATCACCACCAACGGAAGATCCCATGCCTGTAGGCATTCCCATAAATCCACCAGCAACACCAGCGGCAGTTTGTAACCCTTGCATAAGCGGCGTTGGTCTGTTGGCGCTCATAGCGTCATTAGTTGCTTTGGTGCCGTACATATTCATCATACTTTCAGCTTGGCTATTGTCAGACTGAAAGCCTTTATTATATATATCTTGCTCGCCTTGCATGCCTTGAGTATGTGCGCCCATAACGTTCTGTAGCCATTGCTGCATATCTTGGCCGAGTAAACCTTGGGTGATTTTTTGCTGCTCGCCTTGCTCAGCGGGTCCGCCTCTTTGACCTCCGGCAGCCGCAGAGTTTCCCGCCGCTTGGCCCATTTGATCTTGCTGAAACTGATAACCTTCGGATGGCTTATATTGACCCATCATCTTATTAATAAACGCAGATGGGTCATTCATCATGCCGCCATACTCGCCTTGAAGTGCCGCGCCTGCTTGACGCCCTTGGTCTGAGTAAGGTTGTAAGTGCTGCTGCAAAACCCCAGGTATATTGTCAAGCTGCTTATTTGCTTCTTGACCAGGGTCTTTACCAAATAATGAATCAAATAATCCCATTTTTTTATCCTTATGAACTTGTAATTGTTTGAGCCGTACCAGCCGATGTAACAACTTTTAATTTAGCGGCATTCGTATCAAACCAAATAGTTCCTACTTTCGGAACCGTTTCTGTGTCAGCCAATAACGCGGAAATCTCAGCCGCTGTCTTATTTACTGAAACGATGCCGTTATTAGTTACTGCGCCACCACTTTCTATATTAGTAGTTAATATTTGATTAAGTAAATTAATCGCTATATTTAACGTTTGTGATAAATCATCATTATACATGTTCGCTTGAGCTGTTAAATTTCCCGTGTCTTCTACGTATTTCATGTCATAAAAGACAGGCGTTACGGGTATTGTCATGTGCTTATCTCCGCGACACCATCGTTAATTACAAATCTTTGCATGCCTGAAAATCTAAGCTGTATAGTAAATTCATTTGCAAAACCCATGCGATGCCAGTTAATAACATTTCTAAAGTTTCCTTGTGCGTTAAGGTAGCGCCTAACGCTATTACTAAATGTTTGCGCGCCATTCTTACTGACCGACATATCAACGCAAGGCCGCTCAACGTTAGTTGCACAAACGCCCTCTTCCCCTAGCATTTCAACGCTTGCTTCACTAATCATTGTGCCACCATCTTCAGTGATCATAATATCAGTGCAACTAACGGCATCAACAAGAAGTTTAGGAAAGCTATTAACTCCCTGTTCCATCACAAACGTAAATAAATTAACTCGAAAAGGTAGCGTGGTTCTTTGCCTTACTGTATTACAAATTCGTATCCTTGGGATATCTTCGCCTGTTGTATCACCCACAGTATTTATTTCTGTAATGATACTTGAATCCATTTGATAGATTGAGCCCTCGGCAAGTGATGCAAAATAGGTTTTTTCTTCAAAATAAACGACCTGCCTAGCCGGATGATAATTTAACTTTGAATCTGTTATATGAAAGAATTTCTGTGTATTAAAATCATAAACCAACGTTAAGTTATCTGCGGCATTAAAGAAGGTTAATTGATAAAACAAATGTCCATCTTGGCGATAAAAGAACGCTGTTGAATCTTCGGGGTGTACAATTTCTTGTAATTGAAAATCAATACCATCACTTGATAAGTTTTGAACTTCCGCGCCATTGGTAAACATAATTGTAGGCGAATTACTTTCGTTTTGTCCTAGCCAGCAAACCATCGTATCCGCATAAGCTATTGTTGAGACACTAACGCAACCGCTGTTAATGTTAAAACTTGCATTACGTCGATAGTTTTCAGTGCCGCCGACTTGCGTGTAAACCTCAGCTACCGCGCTACCTATTGCTATAACATTATTACCGCGACCGGGTATACGATGGACGGCTAAACACACGTCCGGTTTTGTTTGAATAGAAAAAGTGCCGCCTACATTGGCCGCTAATTTTTCTATTGTTGTATCTGTGCTGTATTTGTAAACGTACCAATTTTGTGGCAGCGCTGCGGAAGGAACAGACGTTATTAAGAAATTACTGTTATGATATGAGACATAACCAGGCGCGCTGGTAAAGTTTTGAGCCGTAACGGATTCTAAATTCCAATTATAAATATACGCGTCAATGCCATCAACTATGCATATTTGGCTAGATAAGTTCTCATCAATAAACACTTCTCCCGTTTCAGAGTTAAGCGTTCCTACTCGAATAGAACCGACACCGCTTGTTATTTTATAAATGCTTGCGCCAACGACGTAAACTAAAAACCCACCTCGGATACTATGGAATAATCCACGACCCTCAACGGCTGCGTTTAGCTCTAATACTTTTTTAAATCCTGGATAAGATACAAGCCACTCATCGGAGATAAACATGTTATACGTTTTTTCTAAGCTTATCTTAGGGTAGCGCCCAAAAGTTGAAGACCCCACGCATTTTATTTCTGTTTGTGGCATTCCAGTCCCCTAAGGCATATAACCCCGGTAAAGTGATGCTTGTGCCCAAATTCCAGGCCCAGGCTTATGCAATGTTGATTGCTTTCTAATATGTAAATCAAGAGGACGCGACCGCTTACTAATTAATGCTTGGTATTTATTTAACTGCTTGTCAACGCCCATGGGCACGGGCATTGAATACTCGTCGCAAATTTTAGCAGCTAACGCATAACGCAGATAAGTAGTGTAAAAAGTGTCAAGAGTAGTTGATAAATCATCCCCTTGAGCCACGCTACTTAATCTGAATATGCCTTTAATTTCTGCTTGATAAGTATCATTTGGCGCAAAATATATATAAACACGAGCGCCACCAAGCTCTCTTTCCATGTACCATCTGACCGGTAACGAACTAATGCCGTTCACTCTGTTTACCCCGAAGTACTGGTCCCGCGGGGTTTTTTGAACAGAGAATCTAACCGTATCTAACGTAAAAGTTAATGTATCAATTTCTATTAAATCAGCAATGTAATACTCTTCTACGCCAGCAAGCAAAGTTAAGTCGTAAGTCGATTCGTAAGGAATTAAATCCATATCAACCGTCTTCTCGTCTAAAACTTCGTTTAGCCAATCAATACCGTCAGTTAATTGTTGACCGCTTACCGTCTCAAATTCACGTGAAACAATACCCGACGCGTAAAACGCGCCAGATACTAATTGATTGACTGTGTAAGTCATTATAGATTGTCCTCAAAGCCAGCTACTAACAAAGTAACAGCGTCTGAAGAATTACCAACTTTGTATTTAATTGTGGGTACTGATGCAACTAAATCGCAAGGCATAACAACTGAACCAACTTGAGCAGCAGCAACGCCATAACCATATCTAACGATTCCAGCAGTTGCAGCACTTGCGCCAGGTATCATTGATAATAAGTTAGTAGCTGAGTTAGGTGTATAAGCCACATCTAACATAACGCGGGTTGCGATAGGCGG